TCGAAGCAATCATGGAAGCAGAAATGAGTGAAGCAATGAGTTCTTATGATCGTAATCGTAAGAGAGCAGCACAAAGAGCAGCAGCAAGAAATGCTGCCAGAGATGCTGGTAAGACTGGTGCAGTCCCTGGTGTTGGTTATGTAACTCCTAGAAGGGAGAGAGAAACTTATGTTGATTCTGCAGGCACAACCCGTCATAAGTCGGGTGCTAAGATGCCCAAAGACTGATACAAAACTCACATAATACACAGCAGGGCTTGACACCCTGCTTTTTTATTGCTAGACTAGGTTTGTCCCCGTTAAAGATAAATAATAGCTCATTGAGTTCTATGAGATGAGCTATGAAAACCCATGGACTTATGATGGGAAAGTTTTTGACTCTGATGCTATTCATGAGTATTTTGGTTTTGTTTACTGTATTACCAACATTTCCACCAAACGTAAATATATTGGAAGGAAATACTTCTGGTCCTTTAGAAAACCGCCAGGAAAAAAAAGAAAAGTAAAACAAGAATCTGATTGGAAAAAGTATTATGGTTCTTGTCCAGAATTAAAAGAAGATATCAAAAATTATGGTAAAGAGATCTTCAGTAGAGAAATAATAAGCCTACATATAACCAAGGGACTTTGTAATTACGAAGAAACAAAACTATTGTTTCTCAATAACGTCTTATCTGAGTCTCTTGACAACGGCACACCCGCATACTATAATAGCAATATTCTCGGCCGTTACATGCGGAAAGACTATGGAAACTTTGGAAAAAACACTACAAGTGGCACATGACTGGGCAGTTGACAGACTGCACACTCTTTGCGAAACAAAGACTGATGATGTATTAGAATGTGTTGAGAATGCTCATGCGATTCAATCTGAGTTTGCCGAATGGTTAGACCCTAGTATCGAAGACCATGAGATTTATTCACTCGAATATCTTGGAGAAGATGATTAAAGCACTTTTTGGAATTGGAATTCTTGCATCCGCAATTGCAGTTCCTTCACCACAAGAACCTCCGGAGGTTAAGGTAGAAGAACCTATTCAAATTCCTATTGTCAGATATGAAGCTACTTGGACATGTCCAGATTGTAATGACAATGAAAAATATGTTCTTGCACAACTACAAAAACATACAAAAATTAGTGATCGCAATGCACTAGCAACGATCATGGGAAACATTAAGTCTGAATCAAATTTTTACCCAAATATTTGTGAAGGTGGAGCAAGAGTTCCATATGATCAATGTTACTCAGGTGGATATGGTTTAATTCAATGGACTTCTATTAATCGATATCGTAATCTTGGTAAATTTGCTATTAAATACGATTGTGATCCATCAACACTTGAATGTCAAACTCGTTATATGATTAACGAAAGTGTCTTTCAAAGATATCTTCCAGAGTTTGAAGGTTCTGGACAGACAGTTGCACAATACATGGTTCCTGCCTATTATTGGTTAGGATGGGGTATCAAAGGATATCGTCAAGAGTATGCGTATGATTACACTAAAAAACTGATATGGGCATGATTAAAAAAATTAAAAGTGTTATCAAGAACATCATTCCAAAAAAGAAAAAAACTATTAGTGATATAGAAAAACTTGAAGCATCAGCATTTAAAGCAAGTTTTGGACACTTTACTCAAGGATATGAATGGTTAGGAAAATCTAGTAATTATATTGGTGTTCCTGCTCCTACAGTCCTACCTGATGATCCTTGGTTTGGATCAGCACCTAAATCGCAAAAAGCAATTCAGCATGAAGAAAAAGTTGCCACAGAATCTAAAATTAAAGAAGAGCAAAGAAAAGAGACGACTCAAGAATCTAAAAACATTCATCAAGTAATGTATGAGATGGCAACAAAAAATTGGAACACTGTGAAAGAAACTCAAGGTGGTTCTGAGAACTTTCAAGAGAATCATGGTGGATGGAATTCTGGTACTGGTATGGGACAATATCGATGAATGAAGATTGGAGATACAGTGAAGACAGAATGTGTCTGAGAACAAATGCACTCAACATTCTTTTTAAGAAATTTGGTTCTCAAATAAATTCTGATGGATCTCCTAAATATTCAAATCAAAGTATTTACGAATGTGTTCATGATTGGGTTTCTCAAGGAAATGTAAATACTAATGGTATTGTCAAATACTATGGAGCATACTACTCATGAAAAAAGTAATCATGGGATTGTTACTAGCATCATCACTTTCCGCTCCTGTAAGGGCAGATGACTCTAAAATCACCAAGGGTTATAACACTATGGATTCCTTGGGGTGTATGATCCTACGAGAGTGTACAGATGGAGTGGAAGAAGTCTTTAGTCTTTTGGATATTTCTAGTCAGTACCCCAATCCTGATAGGTTTACTTTTGTTTCTAACGAGTTCAACAACATGCTCGTTTATCTCAATCAGGTCGGAGTTAAAGTGTTTTTAGCACCAGAAAAATATTTTCCTGATAATGTGAGAGGTACTTATCATACAGTATCGAATAACTTTTTTTTAAATAAAAAATGGATGGACACTCCTGGTGTTCTGATGTCAGTCATGCGTCATGAAGGATGGCACGCAGCACAAGATTGTATGGCAGGAACGATTGATAATAGTCTCATTGCCATTATAAAACCCGAAAAAGAAGTTCCTATGCTTTATCAGGTTATGGTTGAGAGGACGTACTCAAAAGATGTATGGCCATGGGAAAAGGAAGCATCATGGGCAGGTAAAACTGAAGGTATGACGATGAAAGCATTAGAGGCATGTGCATCTGATACACCTATGTGGGAAATCTATGAACCCACTCCATTGACCCGTAAATATCTTGTGGACAAAGGATTTATTGATAAATAATAAAATCCTACACAGGAAAACCAGCCAAGAAGAGTTCTGTGAACAACTCCTTGTGTTATAATGGTGAACTCTTTGTTGGATAACTTAAAACAAGTATGTCAAATTTAACACGAGATACTCTAATCAAAACAATTGTTGCTAACGAAATGAAGTTGCATAATGGTTCTGATTACAGTGAAACATTGAAAAATACTTATCACAAATGGGAACATGAATCTAGCATTGTTCTTTGTGAAAAATTTAATCAAATAGAACATACAAATATTACAGTTGACCTATTAAAACCATAAATATTCATGCCTAAATTTATTAAATTAATGCTTCCTAAAAAGAAGAAAGATAATGGAAGTGATGAAGAATTTAATTGGCATGACGAAGGAATTTCAAGTTTTGTGAGGTTGGTTGTTTTAGCATGGACAGGTGCAATATTAACTCTTAATTATGTTTCTATTCCAGGAATTCCACAACAAAAAATTGATCCAACTTTTATTGCCAGTGTTTTTACTGGAACTCTAGCGACTTTTGGAGTGACTCCATCCAAGTCTAATGGAAATGGTAATGGTGGTCAGCAACAGAAAACAATTGTAGAAGTTCCTGTTCCAAGACCAAAGAATGAGAATGAAGATGAAAAAGAAAAAAGAATGTATGGTTGACAATGAATTTACTATTAAGACCACTGAATGATGTGAATGATGTAACATGGAGTATTATGATTAGTTTGATAATACTCCTTCTTGGTGTTGGATATTACATATATACTATTATGAAAACCGCATACGAGGAACTGGAAAATGGGAGCAATGACCCCACCGAGCAGGAAGAGTTGTTACAATTTTCGAGTGATAGAGATTAATCGTGTTGTTGATGGTGATACTATTGATGTCACTATTGATCTTGGGTTTGATTTATATAAGAAAGAAAGAGTTAGAGTTGCAGGAGTTGATACTCCAGAGAAGAGAACACGAGATGATGAAGAAAAAGCACTAGGATATGATGCAACAAACTGGTTAAAAGAAAAGTTGGAAGGTGCTATTTCTGGTGATGATGAGTTATCTGTTAGAACTGAACTTGTTGGTGGAGTTGGTAAATATGGTCGTCTTCTTGGATGGTTATATGTTGGTGACTCGGAGTTGTCTCTTAATGAACAAATGATTACTGAAGGATATGCTTGGGAATATGATGGTGGCA